CCCGCCGGGTGATGCGGGGGATCCTCCGCCAGTGCCGGTACCACCTTCACTTAAAGCATCTTTGATTGCATTACGCAAGCTTTCAATTGCAGCATCTATATCAGACATACATATCTCTCCCAAGCTCTCTACAAATAAATAGTTTCACATCAAAAAACATAAATTACAAAGTTATTTGTTCTGATAGCGTTGCGGAAGATTCGGTTGATTATGCGCACTTAAAGTCTGAGTACTGGTCCCCCCCGATCCTTTATTAGCTTTTTCTACTGCGTCTTGTTCAATTTTAAGCTGCGTAACAAGCCTTTTAGCAAACCATGTTCGTAAACCGACCGGTAGATTATATGCCTCTGCGAATGACCATCCTCCTGAATATTTCATAAAGAAAAATGTTTCATACACGTTTTCCATATATTCATCGGTCAGGCCAAAAAAAGTCCGCGCTAAGCGGAACCTCCATGTCCTGCTCGTGTTCACAGTGCTCACACTCAAAGTGCTGGGTGAGATCAATATTGGGAGTTGCTGTTTTATACACTAAGCGCAAATGACGTGAATCCAATGATGGAATATTGTCCACGACGTAGTTGACGGCTTCTATGGAAGAGTGCTCATTAACTTGTACAATAATTTTTCTAAGTTGATTTGTAATCAAATTATCTGTGTCGTTTATTTTCTTCTTTTTAGTGCGGCTTTTCTGCTGGGCCTCGGCGACCATTTGTGCTTCGTCGCGACCAGTAAGCAGCCTTAAAGTAACATTAATATTAGTTTTGGGCAACACGGTAGTGAATGTCCCATTTTGATTATCGACAACACTTAAATCGTCAAAATCACCACCAGCATCAATATTGGCTGTATTTAAATCAAATGTATATCTTTGTGCTGTGCCACAACTAGGACATGTCACTTGAGTTTCGTAGACACTTCCATATCCTGAAACTCTTGTGGCAATCAAAATGGCATTTCGATCGCCGACTAACAAAGAAGCAGCATCAATGCGCTTATCGACAATTAGACTATCTATAAGGCGCTCAAGCACAACGCCTTTCTTTAATAGCGTGCGAGAAGTCAACAGATCTTCTTCTTTAGCGGTCATTTGCCGCACTTCAATGCTGGACTGTCCGTGCAAAGGGTGTCCTTGTGGGTAATATCGCCCCTGCGATGGCAGCTCTACAAATTCTGTAGGCACCACAAAGGAAAAGGCGCTCTCAATGCTCTGCGTTAAAGGAGCAGGCGTTCCTGTATCTGGGCTAGATGCACCCAAACGTTCACTATTTCTTGACAATATACACCTCGCGTTTTGTTATGTCATTTTTATAATTATGCACCGAAGAACTCTTTTGTGCCTTCTGAGCCTTCAACCACGGAGCCATCTGTACCATCTGTCTCTAGGCGCGCCCAGTCATATTTAAGTGTAACTTGCATTTCTACAAGATTATCCTCACCATATTTAAGAGTGTCGCCAAATTTTAAATCAGTAATAAAAGAATTCCAAAGAGTCCATTTTTCTAATTCATTACCCTCGGCGTCAAATTGAATAATATAAACTGTGCCCAGCGCTCTAGCAGCAGAGGCTTTGGACATAGTTCTTGTTGCGAAAGGAGTTGTCGGAGGGTTATAACCGCCCACTTGAACTAAATCGGCAAATGTAGCAGTCATATCTGGGCTTACTGGATCAACAAGTGTTAAACTAACATCTTGCCAACTTACTGAGCCGGGATAATAGAATGTGTGATTCAAATACTTATGTTCTGCAGCATTAATTTGGAACGAAGGCTTTGAAACGCTTGACGCGTACCACAAAGCGGATCCCCCTTCTGCGGCTGCAATACCTGTAAATTCAACTATAAATCTAAACTGACGCTTAGGATCCCTAAGCGGGGTGTCAGTTCGTTCTGCAAAGTTTTCTGCCCAAAATGCCATAATTTAAACTCCTCTATGTTCTAAGTTAATTAGTGCTGTCTCAAAGAAATCTTCCATAGTTTATGCTTTAATCGTCAAACGATGCTCCAGTGGAAGAGATTACAAAGTCAATAGCAATGTATTCAATTGCGCGAGCCGGCTTGACCATAATTTTCGCATACATAATGTTCTGATCAATAAGGTCAGGGGTTGTCGTACTGCTGTCCAAAATAAGCTTATATTCTGTAATACCAAACCTGGACTGTACGTTGGCAAGGAACGGCTCAATAAGTGCCTTGAAGCGATTCCATGTAGCCTGCACATTCTGTTCAAAAAGAATTTGATTAGACAAGATAGAAATTTGCTTCTTCAAGTAAATCACCAATCTTCTTACATTAATTCTATCGAGCGCACTCGCACGTTCTTGAAGAGTTTTCTGTCCGAACACTACAATACCACTAGATGGGAACGATGCAATTGGATTAATACTCGATTCATAAAGCGTGTCGCGGTCACGCGAAATAAGCCTTTCTGTGACACCTGTAATTGGGATCCCGGCAGCTCCATCAGTAAGTCCGCCGCGGTTGAAGCCCGCGGGGGCGAACCAGAGATAGGTACTCTTTTCTGATGTGCCCAGTACACCGAGCATAGCCACGCTGGGTGGAATCCAGAGTGCTCGGCCAGAGTTTTCATCACGAGTTTGAACCCAGGGATAGAAAGTGGCTCCATAGCTAGAATCAATTTGGCGTGCTTTTAAGGCTCGTGCTGCTTGAATTGGAGTGGTTCCGATTCTAGAAGCTTTACTTGCGTAATATGCTTCATGTTGCGGAATATACACATTTTCAAGGTCGATTAACGCCATGGCGTCACCTCGCGCCTCACACGTTCTTATTGCATGAGTGGTCAACGAATCATTTGTAAGACCAGGGGCCATTAACACGTTCATTTCCACAAGCTCAGGATTAGAAACAGTGTCAATTGCTCTCTTCCAAGTGTTGTAAATATAGCTATTATCTTGTGTCGATGAGGCGCCCATTCCGTTGTTATAGGTGGGATCAGGCTTCTTG